ATGGTAATGAAGTTGAGGGTAAGTCTCAAATCGTTACTGGAGAAGTGGCAGAAGCGATAGATGGTGCGCTACCTAGCTTAGTTCGTATCTTTACAGGCTCAGACAATATCGTAGTCTTTGAGCCACAAGGCCCGAAAGATGAAGCCTCGGCAAAACAGGCCACAGATTACTGCAATTGGGTGTTCAACAGGGATAACGCTGGTGTAGCTATTCTGCATGATTGGTTTAAAGATGCCTTGATGCAGAAGAACGGCATCGTTAAGGCTTATTGGGAAGATAAAGAAGACATTACTAAAGAGCGTTACTTTGACTTATCTAACGATGAGTTAGCAATGCTGATGAGTGATGAGACTATGGAGATTGTCGAACAAGATACGACAGAGTTCCCAATATTTGACCCAATGGGTCAGCCAGTTATAGACCCGATGGGTATGCCTGTGATGGGTGCTACACACAATGTTGTGGTGCAACAAAAGAAAAAGTCAGGCAAAGTAACGATTGAGAATGTTCCTCCAGAGGAGTTCTTGATTAGCAAGAAGGCTAGAACTATTGCTGACTCACCTTTTGTAGCCCACAGACAGATGTTGACTCGTAGCACCTTGGTTGCTATGGGTTTTAACAAGAAGCAGATTGAAGGCTTACAGATGGGTGATGCTTTGGCGTACACACCAGAGCGTGTGGCTCGTTATGCAGCAGGTGAGCAACCTTACCAAACACAGACAGATGACCCCTCAATGCAAGAGATTGAGGTCTTTGAGTGCTATGTCAAAACTGATATAGATGGCAAAGGCATTGCTACTCTGGTACAAGTGTTCTACGCTTCTAATGAGATTCTTGAGGATGAGAAGGGTAAGGAAATGGTTGAGGAAGTGGACTATGTTCCTTTCCACTCAATCTGTCCTATCCCAATTCCTCACAAGTTCTTTGGTAACTCGCTTGCTGATAGAACAGTTGACCTACAGTTAATCAAGACTACTATCACTCGTCAGATGTTGGATAACTTATATCTGACAAACAATGCACGAGTTGTTGCGGTTGAAGGTCAAGTAAACCTTGATGATTTGCTTACATCTACTGCTGGTGGTGTTATTCGTGCTAAGTCACAAGGTGCTGTTCAACAGTTAGTTGTTCAGAACGTGGCTAATCAGGCTTTCCCAATGCTTCAGTATTTGGACACAGTACAGTCTAAGCGTACTGGCGTGTCTGATGCTTCACAGGGATTAGACCCTGCTATCTTGCAAAACGTGACTGCTGCTGCGGTTGCCTCAATGCAACAAGCTGGCGCAGGTAAGATTGAACTAATGGCTCGAATCTTTGCTGAGACAGGTGTTAAGTCTTTGTTCCAAGGCATCTTGCACTTGCTCTGTAAGTATCAGGACAAAGCACGAATGGTGCGTATGCGTGGTGAGTTCGTAGAGTTTGACCCCAGAACATGGGCTAACCAATACGATGTTTCTATCAACGTGGGATTAGGTGCTGGTAACCGACAAGAGCAGATGGCTATGTTGTCGATGGTTCTTGCTAAACAAGAGCAGTTGATTGCTCAGTACGGCCCTGCTAATCCTTACGTTTCACCTGCTCAGTATCGTGGCACATTGGGACGCATGGTTGAGATTGCAGGGTTTAAAGATAGTGCTGAGTTCTACAAAGCGATTACGCCAGAGCAAGACCAGATGCTCTCTAATCCTCCTCCACAGCAACAGCAGATGCCTCCAGAGATACAGGCATTGATGGCTAAGACTCAAGCTGAGATACAAGCTAACCAAGCTAAAGCACAAGCTGACTTGCAGATGCAACAACAGCAAATGCAGATTGATATGCAGATGGCTGAACAGAAGGCTGCTCTTGAAATGCAATTGATGCGTGAGAAAGAAATGGCTAAGTTGCAACTTGAGCGTGAGAAACAACAGGCTTACTTTGCATTGAAACAACAAGAGTTTGAAGCGGAAGCACAATTGAAAGCAATGAAAATTGGTGCTGGCATTACATCTAACGTAGAAATTAGGGGTTAATTATGGCTACAGCACCAGCATATTACACAGACCAGATGGTCAAGGACTATATTGCAAATCAATATAAAGGTCTAAGTGGTGATGCTCTTTATACGGCTATTGCTACTGAGGCTGCTGCACAAGGTGTTCCAGCAGAACAAATTGGGCGTGTTTTAGGTTTTGATACTGGCGTTGTTAATCAGTATGCAACTAACGTAGGTAAGCCACTTGTTGCTGAACAGAAAGCACTTGATACAGTAATTGATTATGCTTATAACACTCAGTTGGGGCGTGATGCTACAGCCAAAGAAAAGACTGAAGCTGTTAACTACCTAACTGGTGGTGGCACTTTTACAAATCAAGGAAATTCTGTTCTTGGAACTGGTGTTCTTAATTACAGTACAGAAGGCTATAACTACGACACACAAAGCATTATTTCTGGCTATCGTAGCGCACTAGGCAGAAACCCTACTCAGACAGAATATGTTTCTGCAATGGCTAATTTGGGTTACAACCCATACGATGCTACTGTGCTTGGTGAGGCTGGTAAGTTATCGGCTAATGTTGCTGCGCTAGAGAGTGACCCATTTGCAGGGCGGTACGCCAATGTAAACCCCTATGGTGTGTATGACCCTACGACACAGACTTATAAGTTAGATACAACAGTACCTAACATTTCTAAAAATGTACAGGGCAACAGCGTCCAGTTTATTAGCCCTGTTACGCAACAACCTATTGTTACATCATTTGAGAATGGTAAGTTAGTTGTTAAAGAAGGCGTAAATACCCTAACTGGTGAGCAAGCACAAGCAGCCATCAATCTGGCTTTGGGTACTGGTGCGTTAACTGGTACTGAGTATAAAAACCTAACTGGTGCATTGGCTAACGCTAAGTCAATGGATGACGTTTATAAAGCATTTGGTACGCCACAAGCAGTAGCAGCGTTAGACCCTAACTATGGCTTTCAGTTGGGTGTGGGTAAAACCCTTGCTCAAGCACAAGCAAATTCTACTGGTGTACAGGCTTTGGTAGATAAGATTGCTGCTGAGAATGGTGGACGCTTACCTGCTAACTTCTCTGTGGCTAACTTGGCTCAAACAGCTAATGTTCCTTTCCAGTTTGGTCAAGATGTTTACAACAAAGCATATGCGACTGATGCTGGTCAAAAAATTAACACATTAGCTAAAACACCAACATCTCCATTTAACTTTAACCCTGCTAACGTCTATCAAGCACCGATAGTTGCAGGTCAGATGCGTGAGTTGTTTCCGTCATTTGGTGAATCTAAGCGTTTGGCTCAAGGTTTGATAAATCAGCGTCCTACGACTCAAAGCATTGTTAACATGATTCAAGGTTTGCCAGCAGATAACAGTCTTGGTTTAAATACCATGCAGAACAATGTAGTTGGTGCGCCTACTTCATTGAATAATGTATTAGGCTTAATTGCTAAGTGAGAACAGAATGAACTATCAAGAACTGGTTAGTTTAGTTGGTGGAAACAATCCTCAAAGTGTTAGTTATGAGGACATTGTTTCTGGCATACAGAGCCAGTATCGTCCACAGACTCAGTTTGCACCTACCACTTCATTGCTAGACATGATTGGTAACCAGTTGCCAGAGCAACCAAGAATTGCTTATGGCTCATTGCTACAGGCACTACCAAGAGTTCTGCCTACACCAATGACACCAGTTAAGAATACAGATGCAGCAGCAAGCCTAGATTCTGGACAAATCAATTTAGGAAACCTAGACACAGGCAAGATTACTGGTAACACAGCCATTGATAACACTCTTGTCTATAACAACGATTTCACTAAAAATACTGGTGGAGTTAACACTTCTAATGTTGATAAAGGCTTGTTTGGGACTAATGTTACAGGAACAGATATAGCCAATGTTGCAGGGACAGTAGCACCGATAGCTGCTTTAGCAGGTAACTCAGACCTAGTTAAAACAGCTATTGCACTAAACCTGATTGGTTCTGCTGCTGATATTCGTACAGAAGCAGATGTTCTGAACTTGGGGACAAAGATAGCTATGTTGGCAGCAGGGCCAGCAGGGAACATCATAGCTGCTGGGCTTGGTTTGGCTACCGATAACACGCCAATGACAGTTAACTCTTTGCTTAATTTAACTAATCCAACATTAGGGCTTCTTAATAGTATCTCTGGCAATCTAACTGGTTACAGTTTAGGCGACATTGTTAATGGCTTGCTAAACACCCCAGAGGGTACTGTAGGCGAGTATGGTCTATTGGGCGCAGCTAACCTAGCTGGAACTGCTGATGCAAGCAGAAGAAGGGCAGGGGCTGCCTATGACAGCATGGATGCAAATACTTTAAGGGTGCTTGCTGAACTTGGTGACCAAGAGGCTATTGCCACAATTAGGTCTATAACTAGCGGTGGAACTTCTACCTACAACCCAATAAATGACTTGGGTACTGCTAGGGGTAACAGTTACTTTAACTTGTTTACTCCTGTTGGTGGTGGCGGTAAACCAAATCCTGACTTCACTATAAACAGGGCTATCCTTGCAGAATAACGACAAACACATCTTGGCTCAATGGGCTAAGAACTTACTAAATGATGACTTTTTCAAAGAAGTATTAAATAACTTGAAAAACGAACAGATTAGTGTAATAATTAACACAAGTGCTGATGAATGTGATAGGCGTGAAGACGCTTATCGGCACATTAAGTCTATTGAATTGATTACAGGACACCTAGAAGGTTTAGCCTCGGAAACTGTGATTAAAGAGAAGAAGTGGAAGATTCTGTAGGGTTTACCCTACCCTCCGTCCAGAAGGTTTCTGGCGATTATTGAGATGACAAATGGAAAACACCAACCCTAATGGGAGTGAAAGCCTAGATGTAAACCAAGCTGCTTCAGCGTTTGAAGGCATGATGGGTGATTCTGAGGAAGCTGACAACAGCCAAGCCGAAGGTCAACCAGAGTACCAACAAGAGACTGACGAAGTTGAGTATTCAGAGGAATCTGATGAGCCAAAGCCTAGATATAAAGTCAAGGCATCTGGTGAGGAAGTCGAAGTAGAACTAGACGAACTTATCAAGGGTTATCAACAAGGTACGGACTACACTAAAAAGTCTCAGGCTCTAGCTGAACAACGTAAGGCGATTGAAGCTGAACGTAGTCACTTAGAGTATGTAAAACAAGAGCGACAGGCATACGCCCAGAAGTTGCAAGCGTTGGATAGCTTCCTTACGCAGCAACATCAGGGTGTGGACTTAGAAGTTTTAAAGGAAACAGACCCTATCGGTTATGCGGTAGCGGTAGCTGAACAGAGCCAACGTGAGAAACAGTTAGCAGTAGTCAGGAATGAACAGCAACGCATTGCCCAACAGCAACAAGCAGAGCAACAGTCCCAACTGCAAAACCATCTCCGTCAAGAATCTGAGAAGCTAGTTAGTCTGATTCCTGAGTTAGCGACACCACAGGGTGATGCGGTACGGAAACAAATCCGTGACTATGCGAAGTCTGTAGGTTGGTCTGACCAAGAACTCAGTTCCGTGTATGACAGTCGTGCTGTGATGACCTTGTATAAGGCAATGAAGTATGAGCAACTTCAAAAGAGCAAACCAGAGTTGAATAAAAAACTTCAGTCTGCCCCTAAGATGATGCGTTCTGGTACTTCAGCCCCTCAAGCTAGGTCTTCACAAGACAAACAGGTTATGCAGAGGTTGCGTGAAACTGGAAAAGTTACTGACGCTGCCAAAGCATTTGAACGATTCTTTTAAATTTTGGAGTATTAAATTATGGCTACCTATCAAACATATACCGCAATCGGTATGCGTGAAGACCTCTCTGACGTTATCTATAACATCAGCCCTACAGACACACCTTTCATGTCTTCTATCGGCAAGACTAAGGCTACTGCTGTTTTGCACGAGTGGCAAACGGACTCACTTTCCGCAAGCGTTTTGACGAACTACGCTGTTGAAGGTGCAACGGCATCTGACGCTACTATGTCTCCTACGACTCGTGTAGGCAACCGCACTCAGATTGCTCAGAAGACTATCAAGATTTCTGGCACTTTGCAGTCTGTCGATAAAGCAGGCCGCAAATCAGAAAAAGCCTATCAACTGGCTAAAGCATCGGCCGAAATTAAGCGGGACATGGAGACTTCCCTGTTGAGCAATCAAACTGCTGCCAATGGTGATTCCTCTACTGCTCGTAAATTGGGTGGTCTGCAAGCATGGTTGAACTCTAACTATGATGGTGGTACTGATGGTGTTGCTGGTGCTTCTGGCACTACTGCTCGTACAAACGGCACAAACCGCACCTTTACAGAAACCCTGTTGAAGACTGTTATCAAAGAAGTTTACGCTTCTGGTGGCAATCCTAAAGTGTTGATGGTCAACCCTGCTCACAAGCAATTGGTTTCAGCTTTTGCTGGTATCGCTGCACAGCGTTTCATGGCCCCATCGAACAGCCCTACCACAATCGTGGCCGCGGCCGATGTTTACATGAGCGACTTCGGAACTGTGAGCGTTGTTCCCAACCGCTTTATGACTTCTACCAATACTTGCGATGAAGTTGCGTATGTGCTTGACCCTGACATGGCTGCTGTAGCTTACTTGCGTCCTTTCCAGACCAACGAGTTGGCTGTAACTGGTGACAGCGAAAGCACACAGTTGTTGGCTGAGTACACATTGGAAGTTAAGAACGAAGCTGCTCACGGCATCATTGCTGACTTGACACCTTAATCTAAGGTAACCACTAAAAATGCCTCAGACTTAAACATCTGGGGCATTTTCTTTTCTACTCAAACTGATAGAATTAGGCTATGCAAAATCCTAACAATTTTCGTCAAAGTGCTGTCCATGCTGATGGTGAGGGCGGTATCGTTATTCAGACTCGTCAAGATGTTTCTGACATTGTTGAGCAGAATAAAAAAGAATATAACTCGTATGACGAGAGAGCAAGATGGTCAGACCAATTGTTTGGCAATAAGGTTGCGTCTATTCCTTTGACAGTCATTGATGACTTAAACAAAGCTGGAATTATGCGTGGCTATGCTGTTCTGGATGACAAGCGTTTTGCTGCTTGGTTAAATGACCCAATGAATCGTGCATGGCGCACTAGGACAGGAGTTGTATGAGTTTTGCTACCTACTCTGATTTGCAGACTTCAATAGCTAATTACTTGGCTAGGTCTGACCTGACAAGCATTATTCCAGACTTCATTACTCTGGCTGAGAATCGTTTGCGTAGAGAACTGCGTATTCGTCAGATGCTAAAGTCTGTAACAACTAGCACAGTTTCTGGTGATGCAACTGTAGAACTACCTAGCGACTTCTTAGAGATTCGTGACTTTGTTGTGATGACTAACCCAATTCAACCATTGAGTTACTCTAGCCCATCATCGTTATCTAATGACCTGAGAACATCAGAAGTTGGTGTTCCTTTGTCTTATACAATTCTTGCAAGTGAGTTTCAATTAGCACCTGCACCTGATGGTGTTTATACGCTAAAGATGCTCTACTTTGCTGCGCCTCCATACCTGTCAAGCAGTAACACATCTAACGTATTTCTAAATGTTGCACCTGATGGTTTGTTGTATGGCGCATTGGTTGAAGCAGAGCCTTACCTAATGAACGATGCTCGAATCAATACATGGGGTTCTATGTATGACAGAGCAATCACATCTCTCACCAAGTCTGATGAAGAAGGTCAATACTCTGGTGTTCCGTTAGCAATGAAATTAACTGCAAGGTGAAAATATGGCTGAAATGTCCAACTACTTAGAAAATGCTCTTATCAATGTGACGTTGAGAGCAACTGCTTACACAGCACCAACAACTGTGTACTTGGCACTTTATACAACTGACCCAACAGACGCTGATACTGGAACTGAGTGTTCTGGTACATCGTATGTTCGTCAGGCAATTACTTTTGGTGCGCCCTCCAATGGTGCTTCTACCAATTCTGCTGCTATTGAGTTTCCTCAAGCTGGCGGTTCATGGGGAACAATCACACACATTGGAATTCGTGATGCTTTGACTACAGGTAATTTACTGTATCACTCACCACTAGACGCTTCTAAAACGATTGCAACTGGCGATGTGTTCCGCATTGCTGTTGGTTCATTGAGCGTTACTTTGGCGTGAGATGGCTGACTTACTGCCTCCGTGGACGATTGACTCGCTAGACAATTTAAAGTCTAGCATTGATGACTTAACACTCACACTCGATAGTCCACTTTATATTACCTCAGTAACCCTATGGGATGCCTATGGGTCTGTAACTGCGTCTGCAAGCGTTGTAGCTGATGCTATAAGGGTTCAGAGTGGTAGTGGGGCGGTAGATGGTACAGCGACAGTAACGGCAGATGCAGTAAGGGTTCAGTTTGCTAGTGCAAGCATTGATTGCTCTGCTAGTGTTACCTGTGATGCAACTAGGGTTCAGTTTGGCTCTGGTGCTATTGATGGTAATGCTACTGTTACCGCAGATGCTACTCGTGTCCAGTTTGCTAGTGGTAGCATAACTGGTAATGCTGATGTAACTGCCAATGGAACTCGTGTCCAGTTTGGTATTGCAGATATAACTGGAAACGCAACTGTTACGGCTCTTGGTGGAATCGTAGCAAATGCAGTAGCTTCTGTAACTGGTAACGCAACTGTAACTGCTGACGCTATCAGGGTTCAGTTTGGTAGTGGTGCAATTACTGGTGATGCAACAGTAGTAGCTAATGGTGGTTTAGTTGTTGGTGCTAGTGCAAGTATTACGGCTACGGCTGATGTAATAGCTAATGCTTCTGCAATTTATGCAGGTTTGGTATCTATCAATGGTATATCTTTGGTAACTGCTAAAGGTGTAATCCTTGGTGAGAACTGGACACCAGTACCACAAGACGATAACACTTGGACACCAGTTTCTACTGATAGCAATACTTGGACTACTGTTTCTGGTGACACAAACACATGGACTCCAGTATCTGCTAATGACAATACATGGACAATTCAGACGCAAGGAAGTAACACATGGCTACGACAAAACTAACTTTTGGTGAGTGGATGCCTGACCAACCTAGCGTGTCGGGTGCTTTGACTGACGCTAAGAACGTGGTTTCTTTGGCTATTGGTTATGGCCCATTCCCCACTCCTGTTACTTTTTCCTCTAGTAACGCTGCTGAGAATTTAACTTCTCTTTATGCTGCCAAAAAGCCTGATGGTAATACTGAGTTGTTTGCTGCTGGCGCATCTAAGATTTACACAGTAAGTGGCGTAGGCACGATAACGCAAGTTAAAACAGGAATGACAACTGGTGCTGCTGATAGGGTACGTTTTACTCAGTTTGGTAAGGTTGTAATCTCTGCAAACAATGCTGATAGATTACAGGCATGGACACTAGGAACATCTACATCCTTTGCTGATTTGTCAGCTACTGCGCCTATTGCTAAGTTTATTACTGTGGTGCGTGACTTTGTTGTTTGCGCTAATACGCTAGAAACTACTCAGCAACAATATCGTGTTCGTTGGTCAGCAATCAATGATGAGACAGATTGGACTGAGGATGTAAACACACAGTCTGATTATCAAGATATTCCTGATGGTGGACAGATTGTAGGAATCCGTGGTGGTGAGTTTGGTATTGTTCTTTTAGAACGAGCAATTCACAGAATGACCTATGTTGGTACACCTTTTATATTCCAGTTTGACAATATCTCTCGTGGTAAGGGGTGCATGGTATCTGGCTCTATTGCTCAGTACCAAGGTGTAACTTTCTTTTTGTCTGACGATGGTTTTTATGTGTGTGATGGTCAAAACGTAACAGCTATTGGTGCAGAAAAAGTAGATAGGTATTTCTTACAAGATGCCTCGGAATCTGACTATGGCTCTATGTCTGCTGCTGTTGACCCAATTCGCAAACTTGTAATCTGGAATTACAAATCTGTTAACGGAACTCGTAATCTAATAATTTATAACTTTAAGACACAGAAGTGGACTTATGGCGATGCAGGTACAGATTTCTTGGCAGAAGCATCTACATCATCTTTAACGCTTGAGAACTTGGATAGCATTAGCAATTCTATTGATGCGCTAACGACAAGTTTAGACTCTCAACTGTACGTTGGCGGTAAGTATTTCTTAGGCGGTACTTTAGCCACTCGTGTGATGACTTACACAGGTGCTAGTCAGACAGGCGTTATTGCTACTGGAGACTTAGATATTGGTGCTAACTCAGTAGTAACCCTAGCTAGACCTATTGTTGACAATGGCTCTGCAACTGTGGCTATTGCTTCTCGTACCCTGTTAAACCAAGGTGTTAATTTTAATACTGCGGTGGCTGCTAGTTCAGAGAATCGTGTACCACTTAGAAGCGCAGGTAGATATCACAGGCTAAAGGTTACTCCTACTGGTGACAATTGGGATAACGCTATCTCTGTGGATGTGGATGTAACTCCACAAGGGGTTCGCTGATGTTTAGAAGCCTACCTGCTTTTGGTGGTGACCAGAGGGCTGTGGCTGAAGTTGTCCGTGGCATCATGGACGGAAAGACCAATAACACAGGAACTTTGACGCTGGCAACTGGTGGGGCTTTAACTACCACTTTGACAGACCGAAGGATAGGCCCAGATAGCGTTATTATCTTTGTCCCTGCCTCTGCTGCTGCTAATGCTGACTATATGCCTTATGGGGCGTTTCAGAGCCTTGTTGACCAAACTGTTGCTACAGCAAATACCGCCTATGCGATGACTCTGGACACTACAGATTACTCAAATGGTATTACTTTAAGCAATAGTTCTAGGATGAACGTCAAAAACACAGGAATTTATAACTTTCAATGGTCTGGTCAGTTTGAAAATACGGACTCACAAGACCATGACGTTAGGGCTTGGATAAAAATTAACGGAACGAATCTTACTGGCTCAACAGGATTCTTTGCTGTACCTAGTAAACATGGCTCAGTTGATGGTCGTGGTTTAGTTGGATGGAATTATTATTTAAGCCTAAATGCAAATGATTATGTCGAGTTATGGTGGGAGACTGATAACGCCTTGGTAAGCCTCCAAGCCTATGCTGCTGGAACAAATTACCCATCTACAGCGTCTTTGATTACTACTATGAACTACATCTCTCCGTCAGCATTGACAAACATCTACGCCAGTTCCCAAGGACAGGGAACGGCTACGATTACCCACTTTGCCAATTCAACTGCAAATAAGACATATCGGTATGCAATTATTGGTTGATTTTGATTATTTATGTATAATGTATTCCGTGGATGACCCATCTCGGAATCCGAACTTTTAGGAGTAAAGATGGCTACTACTACCACATCCACAGTTGACCCAACAATTGCCCCATATTTAACGTATGGTTTGCAACAGGCATCTAACCTTTATGGTGCTGGTGGGCCACAATACTACACAGGCGAAACCTTTGTAGCACCCTCACAAACTACACAAGCTGGCGTTCAAGCCTTAGAAACTCGTGCTTTAGCAGGTAATCCTTTAACTGGACTTGCTCAACAACAGTTACAGGGAACTTTAGGCGGTGCTTATCTAGGTGGTAATCCATTCTTTCAAGGTGCATTTGCCCCTGCTGCACAAGCTGCTCAGTCTCAGTTCCAGAACACAATGGGCGACATTAGTTCTAAAGCAAGCCTAGCAGGGCGTTATGGCTCTGGTGCTATGGGTAACCTACAAGACAGGGCTTCTGGTCAATATGCACAAGCATTGACTAACACAGCAGGTCAACTGGCTTACCAGAACTATGAAGCAGAGCGTCAGCGTCAGCAACAAGCTATTGGGGCTGCGCCAGCATTGGCTCAAGCTGATTACCAAGACATTAACCAGTTATTGCAAGCTGGTCAATTGCGTGAAGGTTACCAAGGTCAACAGTTAGGCGCAGATATTCAGCGTTTCAACTTCTTGCAAAACCAACCACAACAAAACTTGCAAAACTATATGTCATTGGTATATGGCAACCCATTAGGACGAGTAGGAACATCTACAGCGTCTGGTTCTGCTGACACATCTACCTTGCAAAAGGTATTGGGTACTGCTGCTACTGGTGCTGCTATTTACAAGAATCTAGGTTCTCCTAACCTGAGTTACATCAATCCATTTAGTTCAAGTTTCCTTGGTGGTAATGCGCCTAATATGGGAACTATTGACGCTAATTACCCTGCTCTTGGCTCTAACTGGTGGGATTAAACATGGCTGGACTATTAGACATTTTTGGAACTAGCGGTGCAGACACAATGAGTCTGTTGGGTATGTCACAGGCTGACATTGCTCGTAATCGTGACGATGCACAAGCACAAGCCTTGTATGCCTTAGCAGGGCGTTTATTCCAAGGTGGGAATACTGGTCAATCTATTGTTGAGGGATTGCAACAAGGGCAGAAAGCCTATCGTGGTGGTATGCAAGAAACCTTGCAAAACCAATTGCAAAATGCTCAATTGCAAGAATTGCTTAAAAAGCGTCAGTTAGAGCAACAAGCATTGATGCGTCAGCAAGCTGTTGAGCAAGAAATTACCAGAGCATATCGTCCTGAGACTTTTGCTGAGACGCCATTGACAAACATGATGGGTCAAGAGATTGCAGGGCCTAACCAACCACAGGCTGCTGGTCTTGGTATGGCTGCATTAGCACCTAAGTTAATGGCTACTCCTGAAGGCAGAAAAGCCCTCAAAGATATGCAACCAGAGTATAAAGAAGTTAATGGTGCGCTTTACGAAATCTCGGCTGGTATGGCCCCAAGGTTAGTGGCAGGTTCTAAGAAGCGAGATACTGTAACTGTCGGTAATGTTGTTCTTGATAAAGACAATATGAGTGTTCTTTATACAGCACCTGATGCAGATGCTAGTTCTATTAAAGAGTTCAAAGACTTTAGTAAATTAACTGCACCAGAAAAACAAGCATATCTTGCTTTGCAAGAACAAAAGCGTCCAACTACAACAATCAATATGCCATCAGAAGGTGAGCGTAAGTCAGCCGTTCTTGCAAGCAGATTGAACTTCAGCGTTGGACAAATGAATGAGGCTATTGGCGCAGACCCTAAAGCGGCTTTACCAAATACTGCGGCTGAAGTTGCTCGTTTTGTTTCACGCACAGATTTCTTGCCAAACAAGATTAACACAGAACAACGTCAAATTGTTGAGGCGGCACAAGAGGATATTCTTGATGCGGCTTTGACATTGGGAACTGGTGCGGCATATAGCCGTGAGCAGTTGGCTGGTTATAAAAAGTCTTTCTTCCCGCAAATGGGTGATAGTGCGGCAACAGTTAAAACAAAACAAGAGCGTCTTACAAACTTGCTTAAATCTGCTGAAGTTGCATCTGGTCGTGCAGCAAAAGATATTACTGCACCAATACCTAAATTGCCAACTGCCCCTGCTACAAGTGGTGGATTGCCAACTCAAGATGCTATTCAAGCAGAAATTGAAAGACGCAAAAAAGGCGGTGGATAATGGACTTAACTCAATTATCTGATAGTGACCTGTTGGCTTTGCAAGCAGGAGACTTAACTAAAGTTTCCGATGCTGGCTTAGCTGTTCTTAATCAAGGTCAGTCTAAGTCTCCAACACTCAGAGAATCATTTGAGCGTGGTGCAGGTTTAACGTATCGTGCTGTAGCACCTACTTTGGCTGGCGCACAGATTGGCTCGTATGGAGGCCCATTAGGTGCGCTTGTTGGTTCAATGGCTGTTCCTGCTGCTGATGCAGTAAATGCACTATTAAATGTAATTGCTTCTCCATTTACTGAAAAGCGATTGATGCCAGCATCTCAAGCTATTCAAAACTTGATGACTCGTTCTGGTGTACCTGCTGCACCAGAAACACAAACACCAACTGAGAGAGTTGTTGGCGGTGGATTAGAAGCAATGACAGGTGTAGCTAGAACTATTCCTGCGTTGATTAAAGCATCCACAACAGCAGCATCTCCTGTTACTCGTGGTGTTACAGAGCAACTAGCTGTTGCCCCTAAAACACAAGCGATTGTGACTCCTACGGCTGTTATGACAGGTCAAACAGTTACAGAGGCTACTGGTAATCCTTTGTATGGCGCAGCTACTACATTGGCTACAGGTGCTGCTGGTAGTGTTAAGCGTCCTCAAAAACAAGAAGCATTATCTACACAAGCATTAGACAGAATTGCAACAGACAGATATGACCAACTTCAAAGGTCTGGTGTTCAGTTAAAAACTGATGAGTTTGTTAATGCAATGGATGATATTGCCAAGGGTTTAAGGCAAGAAGGCTATACGCCTAAAGCATTTCCAAAAGTTGCTGGTGCTATTGAAGAACTTACTTCTACTGCTCAACCTAAAGATTGGACTGAACTTCAAGCATTGCGTAAGATGATTCGTTCTGGTCAAAAGAGTATTGAGCCAGAAGAAAGACGAATGGCGTCTATTCTTTTGGATGACTACGATAACTATCTAATGACTGTCCCTAAAGAATCAATTGCTTCTGGGGATATGAAAAATGCAGGTCAGTTATGGTCAGAGGCTCGTAACGCTTATTCAAAAATGAAGAAGTCTGAAGTCTTTGAGGATATGCTTAATGAAGCTAAACTAGACAGAAGTAAATTTACTCAGTCTGGTGAAGAAAACTCACTTGCTAAACAATTGCGTCAACTTGCTAAGAATGACAAGAAAATGCGATTGTTTACTAAGACTGAACAGGACGCTATTGAGCAAGCTGCCAAGGGTGGCAATGTTCAGAATATGTTAAAGTTCTTTGGACGCTTTGCACCTACTGGTGTTGTGCCAGTTGGACTTAGTGTAGGAACTACTGCACTCGCACCGATGATTGGAATTCCTTTAACTATTGGTGCTGCTGGTTCTCGTGGATTGGCTACAAATATGCGTAGAGGTAGCGTAGAGGACTTAACCAATATGATGCGTACTGGTGGAGTTCCACAAACAGTTGGTAGTCCATTTAGGGCTGTTACACCAACAACTGCAAGAGGTCTATTGTCTATGGAAGACTTAGACGAAGAACAGCGTAATCTCTTAGGTATCCAATAAGGACTAACATGGCACGTACAAAAATCAGCGAATTTAGCGCAACCCCTGCTAATAACACAGACATTGATTCGATTAACATTGCAGAGGGCTGTGCGCCATCTGGAATTAACGATGCTATTCGTGAGTTAATGGCTCAACTGAAGGACTTTCAGACAGGTGCTGTTGGCGACTCGTTTAACGGCCCTATCGGTACTACAACGGCTGCTGCTGGTGCTTTCACTACATTAGCTGCCTCTGGTGCTGTAACCCTCTCTGGAGGCACAGCAAACGGAGTTACTTACCTAAACGGCTCAAAGGTTCTGACAAGTGGCTCTGCGCTTACTTTTGATGGGACGGATTTGAAATTTGCTTCTGGGTCTGGTTTGTTTACAAATACATCAGATGGAAGTGATACTGGAACATTAGCAATTGGTGGTGGCGGTGCAAATTCAAGTGCCCGTGGTGGTGTTATTGAGTTTTATGGAAATGAAAACGCATCTGCTGGTGTTGTTGACATAACAAGCGGAAATGTAGCAAATAGTTATGTTCGTATCCAAGGGCGGTCATCTACCAGTTATGTTCGTTTTGATATAAATGCTTCAGAACAAATGCGCCTCACCTCAACAGGGTTGGGTATTGGTACAACTGCACCTAAAGAAAAACTTGATAGCCGTGGTGCAGCAGTATTTAGCGGAGATAACGCAACAGGCACAAATGCCTTTGGAACAGCAGAGGGTTTATTGCTTTCCACAGGCTCTGGTGTGGCACGAATTACAGCAGTAAGTAATGGCTCAAACAATGTAAATCTTGCATTGCGTTCATTAAGCTCTGGTGGCGCGGTAACTGCTTTAACAATAAATTCAACTGGTGCTATTGCTCTTAATGGTGCTGTTACTACAGCTACTGGTGCTGGCATCACATTCCCCGCAACTCAATCAGCATCATCAGACGCTAATACGCTAGATGACTATGAGGAAGGGACTTTTACAGCAACTATGAGTCCGCTAACTAGCGGGTCAATTACACTATCAGCAGCAACTGGGGCCTATACAAAAATTGGCAGACAAGTAACAGTAACTGGTCAATTTAACACAAGCGCAGTATCTACTCCATTAGGCAGACTTCGTATTAGCGGATTGCCTTTTACTACAGCAAGCGGAACTCAATTTGAATCTAGGGCTGTTGTTGGTGTTGTTGGTGGGGTGGCAATAATAGCTATTGATAGTTGGATTCCTAGTGGTGGGTCTTTTATAGATATTTATCCAACTGGCACAACTACCGATAGTTACGCATCCAATATAGACGCATCAACGTCTGTTTATATTTCAGCAACTTATTTCACAACTTAACTAGGTCGGATGGCTTAGTCAGACACAAAGGAAAATCATGTCACTTACCAAAACTACAACTGTTGACCAAATTCTTGTTCAAGAGAACGGAATTGTTCTATATCGTCAAGCAACACGCATCATGGAAGATGGTAATCAAATCAGCCAAACTTACCATCGTTCAAGCCTTACACCCGCACAAGACCTGACAGGCATCCCTGCTAATGTTGTTGCAATCTGCAATACGGCATGGACTACTGAAATTGTGGCGGCTTATCAAGCAGAGCAAGCACGAATTGCTGCTGAACGTGAAGCACAACGCTTGGCTGCTGAAGAGGCACAAGCGACTCAAGAATCTGAGGCTACACAATGAAGCTAGAACTAGACGTTAACGAGATTAACTTTGTATTGCAGACTCTTGGTGAATTGCCAAGCAAGTCAGGCGTTTGGCCTCTGATTCTTAAAATCAAAGAACAGGCTGAAGCGCAAGTTCCTAAAGACGCACCAACGGAGTGAGTAATGGAAAACGAAGTCACCCACAAGCAAATCTACGATAGGCTCGTTGAAGTCGAATCTAAGGTAGATAGCATAGACCAGAACACTAAAGGTCTTGTAGAGGCTATGAAGGCTCTTGATGGGGCTTTTAAAGTGCTTGGATGGGTTGCTAGTGCTGCCAAGCCTATTCTGTGGGTGGGTGCGCTGATTATGGCTGCTGGTGCTGTTTGGCAGACTTGGATTAAAAAATGAACGATTGGGCTGTGGCTTTTACTACCGCAGTCCTTTTTTGCATTACTGTGGTCTGGTGTTTTTACATCATCGTTTGGGCTATGACGTGAAATGGCTACTGGTGCTTTCAACCTTGTTTACATTGGTAGCATCTAGTAAAGAAAAAACTGAATATCGTTGTGTCAGATGGGCATGGACAGGTGATGTTTACAACCGAAAGGTAGTATGCCTTGAGTGGCAAAAGGTTGAGAAAAAATGATTGACCCCATCACAGCACTAGCTGGCATACAGTCAGCAATCAGCATGGTCAAGAAGGCAGCAGGTGTTGCCCAAGACTTAGGTTCACTTGCGCCCATGATTGCCAAGCTATTTGACGCAAAGTCTGTAGCTACCAAAGCCATGCTTCAAGCCAAGCAGTCTAAAGGCTCAAACATGGGTACGGCTCTCCAGATTGAGATGGCTTTAGAACAGGCTAGGGCGTTTGAGGAGGAATTAAAACTGCTCTTTATGCAAACTGGAAAAATTGACGTATGGCAGAAAATTAAGGCTCGTCAGGCAGAGATGGACTTGGCAGATGCTAAAGAGATAAGTGCTTTGAAGAAAGCAGAGAAAGCAGCTAAACAGAAAGAACAAGAACAACTAGAAATTGGTTTAGCAATAGGTGGAACATTCTTTGTTTTGTTTCTAGTCTTTGTTGGCGTAAATGAATTGATGGAATTCTGTGCAGCTACCAGAAGGTGCGGTAGGTGAATGAGTACCAGAAGACCTTTGACCTATGCTTAAAGATATTCGTTTACGGATGTGTGGCTTTGTACGCCCTTGGTTTTCTGAAGTTTTTGCCTGACGATTTGTCGGACAGAATCGTTAATTTACTGCTAGGTAGAATAGGATTAGGTAAATGAGATATTTATTGTTTCTGTTACTGCTAACTGGTTGCGATGAGAAATATCGGTATTTCTGCCAAAACCCAGACAACTTCCATGCTGAAACTTGTCAGAAACCTAGATGCCAATTCACTCAGACTTGCCCTGAGTATTTGGTTGCCCCAATCTTGGAGAAAAAAATCAATGACGTACAACCAGAAACAAAAGCTAACAACTGAAGAAATTGAAGTTAGGGTCTGGAGTATTGTGGTGCTTGCTGTCACCCTGATTCTTTTCTTTATTGTTATTTCCTTGCTCTACTCTGTCACGTTCGTGACTCAGCCAATCAAGAGCATGGCCCCGATTGACCAAGCCTATACCAAGATGCTGAACGACATTGTTCTGCTAATCGTAGGTGGTATTGGTGGAGTTATTGGCAAACGAGCAATGACTTCTAGGCAACAACCTCCACAACAGCCAATGTGTCAACCAATGGGCTATGGAGGCTCTCAGGGCGGTTTTAACTCGTCCTATGCCCCTCCGCAATCTGCGTATGGTTTGCCAAGCCAGCCATTCGGTGCTATGCCTGTCTGGACTAATCCTGAGTTGGATGAGAACTGGACTCCTCCTCCTCCTCCGACTACGCCTCCAGAGCATCTTGAAGACGATTACGTTAGAGAAGAAATAGCTAACGCAAGAAAAGAGGCTGACTAATGTTTGGCATGCCCATACCATATTTGTTATTGGCTCTATCTCTTGCTTTATTTGGTACATACCAAGGTGGATACCATATTGGGTGGACAGATAGAGATGAGGATATGCAATTAGCTATTGCTAAAAAGAATGATGAGGCTCGTCAGATAGAGCAAAACATGGGTGAGAAACTTAACAAACAATCTGCCAAACTACAGGAAGCCAATGATGCTATCAACAAAAAAACTACTGCTCTTGCTGTTGCCAATCGTGCTGGCAAGTTGCGCCTCTGCCCCTCCAGTAACGTACAAGCCTCCACAAGTTCCTCCATTGCCTCCGCAGATACAAAAGCAACCAGTCAACCTGACGGACAGACTGACAGAGCTTCTGATGCCGAAAGAGCAACCATCGATGCCATTGCAGAAATAGTTGCACAGGGTGATAGAAATACTATTGCACTCAATGCGTGTGTGGACTCATATAACGAAGTAAGGAATCTCTTAAATGGTAAGCCCTGACCAACTTAAAAAGATGCACATTGACCCTGTGTGGGCTGACGCACTTAACGAGACTTTTGAGCGTTTCGATATATCTACACCTGCTAGACAAGCTGCTTTCATTGGGCAATGTGGACATGAGTGCGCTAACTTTAGAATCCTTGAGGAAAACCTAAACTATCGTGCTGAAACCCTAATGAAGTTGTGGAAGTCTAGGTTTCCAACAGTTGAGATAGCTAACGAATATGCTAGGAATCCCAAAAAGATTGCTAACAAAGTCTATTCTTCTCGTATGGGAAACAGGGACGAAGCGTCTGGGGATGGGTATCGTTTCAGAGGCAGAGGGTGTATCCAGTTGACAGGTCATGCAAACTACTTCCATGCAGGTCAAGCCTGTGGTGAAGACTTTGTGATGCAACCAGATTTAGTAGCTACACCTAGATACGCTGCTATGACAGCAGGGTGGTTCTGGAACACCCACAAGCTAAACCAATATGCTGATTCCAAAGATTACAAAACTTTAACAAAGAAGATAAATGGTGGGTTTATTGGTCTTGAAGACCGAGTTAAACACATAAATGAAGCCTTACAGGTTTTAACAAGTTAAATATAATTGTCATAAATACTGTATAAGGTGTTGAAATGCCTAACATTCCTACGCCAGAACAAGCAGAACTGTTTGCACAAAGTGTCAGAAAATGGCAGCAAGTGCTGAGTTTGGGTGATTGGAGAATTGAGAAGGGCATCAAGCCAGCCAAGGCAGCAATGGCTTCTGTTGAGTTTACCCCTGCTGCAAGACTTGCTGTTTATCGTCTGGGTGACTTTGGTGCTGAAAAGATTACACCAGATTCACTAGATAAAACTGCACTACATGAGTTACTTCATATATTTCTATATGACTTGCTTTGTACTGCTACCGATGTGAAATCGTCAGATGAGGACAGAGAAATGCAAGAGCATCGAATAATCAATACGCTAGAGCATCTTTTGACTAAGGACTCCAATGGGCGCACATAACGAAACGTGTAGTGATATGGAGTTTATCCAGTTATGGGGTCAACTTCAATCCGCACAAAGAATGGCTGAACACCTTGGTATAAATAACAGGGCAGTCCATTTGCGTAGAAGGTGGATTGAAAAAGAATACAACATGACCCTCAATGCGAAAGACCATAGAGGTGATTTGTACAACAAAAACAGACCCAAGTCTTTCTCTCCTCTAAAGCAAGTAGAACTTGGCATACTGGACGGAACAGTTATTGTGTTCTCAGATGCTCACTTCATTCCTAGTCAGCGTACAACAGCGTTTAAAGGGCTTCTATGGGCTATCCAAGAGTTCAAGCCCAAAGCTATCATCTGTAACGGAGATGCGTTTGATGGTGCATCTATAAGCCGACATGACGTAACTGAGCAACCAGCGACTACTGTCATTCAAGAACTAAAAGCCTGTCAGGGTGCATTGGGTGAGATTGAGGAGGCTGCCAAAGCAGCAAGGCACAATGTAAAGCTATTGTGGACATGGGGTAATCATGACGTACGCTTTGGCAATCGTTTAGCCCAACACGCACCACAGTACAAAGAAGTGTTAGGTTTTAAGCTGACAGACCACTTCCTTGATTGGGAGTTTTGTTGGGCGGTGTGGCCTACCGAGGATGTGATTATCAAACACCGATACAAGAGCGGTGTTCACGCCACTCACAACAATACAGTTAACGCTGGTGTGTCAATCGTTACTGGACACTTGCATAGCCTTAAAGTCACTCCATTTAATGACTACAACGGAATTAGGTACGGAGTAGATACAGGAACACTTGCTGAGACTGATGGCCCACAATTTACTTACGCTGAACTAAATCCAAACAATCATAGGTCAGGATTTGCTGTTCTTAATTTCTTCAATGGACAGTTACTATGGCCTGAGTTAGTCCATAAGTTCAATGATGAAAATATGATTCAGTTCAGAGGCGAAGTGATTGATGTAGGTGCATTTTGAGTGCTTGGCTCATCATTTTGACAGGGGCTATCTACGCTTATATAGCTGCTGAACAACTGTTCAAAGGTAACCCAAGTATGGCTGTGGTGTACGCAGGTTATGCGTTTTCAAACGTGGGTCTTTACCTGTTGGCTAAGTAGCATCTCGTTGGAAGACTCCGTTAGGCAATAGTATGCCCTTGCGATTCTTAATCTGGTCATACGCAACTTCCATGCAGTTTACTAGATTTATATCTTGCAGCACACAGTAATTGATGAGACAGACCATAACATCCCCTACTGCGTCTATGACTGCTTCCTTATCGTGCTTGATGGTTGCATCAGCCAGTTCACCCATCTCTGATACTGCTTTGAGTAGCTGAGACTCTGGATTACTATTAGGAATAATCTTTCTGGCTTCTGACCATTGAATTATCTTCATCTCTATATTTGCGTATGACATAACTATCCTTTCGAGTTTGCAAATTCGTACCACATGATGTAAAAGTCTTTGAGAAAATCAAGACCCTCTCCTATCTTTATACATTTACCTAGAACAACTTGGAACACATCTCCAACTTCAGTTTGTTCGTTATCTGTGTTACCGATAATGACTAACACAGTAAATTTAGGAACTTGAGCAAAAGCCTTGAGTAGCAATTGCTGACCAGTAGCCATGTTCTCATTAGGTTTCTTCCACTCTCCGATTAGGAAGTGTCCCTTTCTCTCGCAAATCATGTCTATGTTGCTAGGCAAAAAATGCGTATTTTCGGGAATCAACCCTCGGAAATCACGGAAGTCAGTATGGGTTGCATACTGATTCCTCATAGTGGTGAGGGTACTCATTGCTCGTCCGCAAGCCGAAAAAGCCTTTGCACAACTTTCCCCTCGTAATCAAAATGGGGCGTCTTCATCAAAATCTTTTGGAGAACGCTTTGTAGGCTGCTTGGCTTCTTTTTGGTCTTTAGCTTTTATAGATAAAGACATAAATTTAGCACCATCCTTGCTTTCTTTTAGCCATGCGCTAATCCAAAAATCTACACCCTCTACATTGAGTGAGCCTTTGTAATGAGGAAACTTCTCATCATCTCTGCGCTCATTCTTAAATAATGCGCCTCTGTTTTCATTGTTATATTCCATATTTATCCTTTAGCGTTCTTTAACGCACTTCTTACTTTACTAGGAAGCAATGTCCAGAGAGCAACTTTCTGTTCGCTGTCTAAGTTCTCTGCTTCCAACTTCACCCAAGCACTCTTAGGTTCTTCTTTCTCACAGAGGGCAATTAACTCCATTGCTAACTCTTTGAGATAATTCTGTTCATCTTCTGGGATGGTATCCATTGCACCCTGAGTAGGCGTGATGATTATCTTTTCTTCCTTGATTGGCGCAGAAGAATCCAGAGCGTCATGCTCAACAATCTCCATAGCTGTAACCCACAGGTATCTTCTTGTGTACGTTTCTACTGCACCAAGGTTTTGAATTGGATGGCAACCTTTTAGATTTGCTTCTGCCATAGGTGATGTGATGATGATGTTTGTACCATCGTCTGTGTCTGTGATAGTAAGACTTGCTATCTCTGTATCGTAGGACACTACACCACACAGACCGACTTCATTAAAGATTTGGTTAATCGTGGGGATAAAGTCACCAAGTTCAAAGTAACTGTAGCCAGCAAATTTATTGTGACCAGACTTCTTTAAAGGTGCGTTTTGCAACATGATTCGTGCTGCCATTAACTTCTTGTGTACCATTTCAATTTCCTTTACTTAAATATTCTTCAATCATTGCTTCTTTGTCTTCATCGTATAAATCCTCGAAAGGTACGAAGTGATTTTCTCCACAGCATGAGCCAGTTGTTTTAGGCTCAGTACAGTAGCAGCAGTAGTCACCATGCGATAAATCCTTAATTGCATCTTGTCGTGTAATCATTGGATTCTTTCGATAGGCTTTGCTACAAGCCACTTGTCACCCAACTGGCGTACTGACTTTACCCATTGCTTTTGATAGCTTCTAATGACCTCTGGAGGGGCATCATAGGTGCGGAATATCTTACGGACATGGGTTAGGTAGTGTGTGTTCATTAGCCTCTCCAAGCCAGTAGTACACCGATACCGCCAAAGATAACGATGGCTAACACATACTCAACTAGCGTCTGAATAATCTTACTTTTCATTTGGTTCTCCTTAAAACCAGCAAGCTGTTTCACTTGCGGTCATTTTGTCTTGATAAAGATTCCAGCCATCAATCCAATTTTTAGATTTAGATTTATCGCATGGTTCGCACAATGCTGCTGCATCAAAGCCATTACGAAACTCTTTGTTTGTAAAGTATTTGCTCATCTTGATTTCCTTAAAAAGACCCTTTTGCAATTTGCTAGGGCTGACGCAAGTATAGCAAACTAAACAGGCAGGTCAACAACTATTTTCTAGGTGCTTACCCTAAGTCAACATTTTGTTGATTTTGCTATACTTCTTGGATGGACAAACAAACCGCTACCACACTTGCTGGCTCACAGAGTGAGCTTGCTCGTATCCTCGGCATAACTAGGGCTGCTGTCTTTCATTGGAAGACAATCCCAAAATTACGCATTTATCAACTAAAAGAACTCAGACCAGAGTGGTTCAAATGACACAAGAAGCAGTTATCAGATGCCTACAAAACGGCCCACTTACTTCCTACCAACTAGAGGATTTGACAGGCATACCAAGACTATCTATTGCAGCTTGTTGCACCAAGATGAGTTACAAGAAGAAATTAAAAATTGGAAAAATTAAGTTAGGACGTTCTTGGGTTTCTCAGTACACCTTAGAGCCACACATGATTGAATCCACAAAAGCAGCCAATGATGAGCCTTACGACAAGCTAAACCCATTCGACATTCGCAATGCCAAGGGTATCTTTAGCAAAGCTGAGTATGCGGTGATGAACGCACAAGCTACACGTTTGTTTGGCAAATCGTTTTCAGAAGATATTACAAATAACCAGTTTATTTGATACAATGATTTGAAACACGGCTAGGCAGGGAGTAATTATCCTGCCGAAAAGAGAAGTCTCCCCTCCTGCCGATTGTTTCTTTTTGGGAGAATTGGAACATGAGACAGCTATGCACTATTACCAGTTTAATATTGGTGACTACCACAGTCACACCTTGCACCTTTCCGAGATTGAGGACTTGACCTACAGGCGATTGCTTGATTGGTACTACCTACATGAATCTCCAATTCCCCTTGACTTAAATGAAGTAGCTAGACAGATTAGGATGCGTTCGCATAGCGATTGCATTACGACTGTATTGCTAGAATATTTTGAGCGTACTCCAGACGGATGGGTTCACCATCGTGCTGACAAGGAAATTGAGAAGGTTGGCGACAAATCTACTAAGGCAAGCAAGAGTGCTAAAGCTAGATGGGATAAGGTTAAGGATGCGAACGCATTGCCAACGCAATCCGAAAGCAATGCTACACAAGACACAGAACACACTACACATAACATAAAAGAGAAGAAGACACTCGGCAAACGCCTCGCTTCTGATTTTAGTTTTCCAAAAGAATGGGAAGACTTTTGTGTTGAGCAAAGACCAGAACTTAGTCCTGTTAAAACCTTTGACCAGTTCAAGGATTATTGGATAGCCCAAGCAGGTCAGAAGGGTGTGAAGCTAGATTGGTTTGCTACTTGGCGTAATTGGGTTAGAAGCACTAATGCACCAAAGCAAAACCCTGCTGACATTGTGAGGCTCACAGTTCCGAGCAAAAATGAGCCTGACCCTGCGTTAGAAAAAATTAAAGCAGATGCGAAAAAGGCTGCGCCAATGCCAGACTTTGTTCGTCAGTTTGCTCAACAAGTGAGAAAAGCATGAAAGACTTGTTTGGTGACGAAGAATTTAATTGGGAGAAGGAGTGGGTTGGTATGCCTGAGTTTATTCAAGATGACTTGACTGAGATACACAGCATTACTGTCCACTTCCTGACAACAGAAGACATGATTAAGTTTTCTGAGTTGATTGGCAGAAATATCACATTTACAACCAAAAGTGTTTTGTTTCCTGTAACCCAGACAGAAAAAAAGGTGTGGATAGATGAATCCTAAACACCCTGTTTACATTGTCTCCAAAGGCAGATGGGAATCTCGTCTGACAAGCAAAGCATTTGAAGAAATGCAAGTTCCGTACTTTATTGTTGTTGAGCAACAAGAATACGACAACTATGCGTCAGTTATTGCGCCAGAGAAAATCCTAGTTCTTGATAAACAATATCTGCGTGACTACGATACTTGCGACAACTTGGGAAACACTCTGGGAGTTGGGCCTGGCGCAGCAAGGAACTTCTGCTGGCAGCACTCAATCTCTATCGGTGCATCTTGGCATTGGGTACTAGACGATAACATTGATGGCTTCTGTCGCTTAAACCGCAACGAGCGTCACAAGGTTACTTCTGGGACTATCTTTCGCATTGCAGAGGACTTTGTTGAGCGTTACGAGAATGTCTCTCAGGCAGGGTTTGAGTATCGTTTCTTTGCTGGTGGCAGCAGACGCAAAAAGCCTCCGTTCCGACTGAACACTAGGATTTACTCTTGCATCTTGAACAGGAACGATGTTCCTTATCGCTGGAGAGGTAGATACAACGAAGACACAGACCTATCGCTACGGATGCTCAAAGATGGTTGGTGTACTGTTTTGTTCCAATGCTTCTTGCAAAACAAAGCTGCTACACAAACTGTCAAAGGCGGTAACACAGCAGAGTTTTACGAAAAAGAGGGAACACTTCCTAAATCACAGATGCTGGTTGACTTGCACCCAGATGTGTCAAGACTTGCGTTTCGCTATGGCAGACACCATCACCATGTTGATTACAGCAGTTACCAAAAGAATCAACTGGTACGCAAAGAAGGAATATTTCCAGAAGGCGTAAACAATTATGGGATGAAACTTGCATGAATTTTCAATGGGATTTAGATGACTCCAGCCGAATCAGAACACTTCAGAAACTGCGAAGCCCAAGAGTGGATACGCAGGTTCAACAAAAAGAAATTGACGATTGGCTCAAGCAAAGCGTTGCTCTGGTGGCAGGGAGTGTGCGTGGACTTGGAACGAATCAGAGGCGCATCCGCTACTTTGGATTTGAGAAACCGCATGACGAGGTTACGAAATGAGGAGAGCAGCAAGAGTTGATGCAAATCAAGAAGCCATCGTAAGCGCACTTAGGGCAGCAAACGCTTATGTTTGGATTATTGGCTTACCAGTTGACCTTTTGGTTGGCTATAAGGGTCACACCTTTTTGGTGGAGATTAAAACGGACTCTAAAAAGCGTTTAACGAAGCTACAAGCAGACTTTTTTGAGAATTGGTCTGGTAGTACCTTGGCAAGAATAGATTGCCCAGAAGCAGCACTAAGAATGATTGGGGTTGTCAAGTGATTATCCATCTGTCAAGCACAGAACAGGCGAAAACCAGTATTCGCCACAATTGGGAAAAGATAACTAAGGCTCTGGACTCAGGAAAACATCTGACGATGGAGATAAAGCTAAAAAGCAAAACTCGTGAGCAAGAGGAAAAATATCACGCAATGATTAACGACATTGCAAAGCAAGCGCAGCATTTAGGGGCTAAGTGGTCAGCAGATGATTGGAAACGCTTACTGGTTGACCAGTTTATGCGTGACTGTGGTGACTCTGGTGGTAAGGTAATTCCTAACCTTGATAGTACAGGGATTGTCCAGTTAGGGTTTCAGACTCGTAATTTCACCAAAGAGCAAGCAAGCGAATTTGTAGAGTGGCTTTATTCTTGGTCAGCAGAGAATGGAATAAATCTTTGACTAGGTATAAACACCTAGTAAATATTGTGTTTAGTTTGCTATACTTGCGTCAGCCCAAGCAATTCGCAAGGGTACTTTTAAGGACTACAAAATGAAATACGAATTTGACACAACAACTGGTGAAGGCTCTGTAATCGTTACTGTCGTGATGGAATACGAGCGTGACGAAGAAGGCACTTACAACGAAAACATTGATGAAGTTTGGTTTGAAGGACGTAACGTCATGGGCATCTTTACTGACCAGCAATATAAAGAATTAGAGATGGAAGGGACTATGCGTTTGTCTAGCCACTTACTTGCAGAAGCTGACGAAGCCAAGATTATGGCTTACGAGCGTGACTAAGACTTGGAAGTTAATTCTTGTGGGACTGACTGCTTTTTGGGCAGCAGTCTTTTTTTATTTATTAAGGTTTTGGTATGACTGAAGAAAATATTAAACGTATGGCATTGGAGTCTGGGTTTTCTGATGGTGAAGTTGATTACATTCAATCAATAATTATTCACTTTGCTACCTTAGTTGCCAAACAAGAACGAGAGCGTATTGCCAAAAAAATAGAGCAATTACCTTTTGGTGATACTGCTGCCAGTTTTAGTGTTTATGTAAGAGAAGCATGAAGTCTTGCATTGAAAGGAAAATATGAGAGTAAGAATTAAAAAAGACGCTGATGGCGCATGGAGTGTCGAGACTAAAAAATGGTATGAGTTTGAATGGAGATACCAAAAATGTGTGCTTGGTGATGACGCAGAAAAGAGAGCATTGGAATATGCTCGTCTGCTGCTAAACCCTGTAATCATAGAAGTCACATGAACAACAGACCCAATAACAGGGAACGACTCCACTTGGCAAAGATTAAAGAAATGCCTTGTGGGGTCTGCAATGCTTCTGGCCCTAGCGATGCACACCATATTGTCCAACATAATCAATACTTATGTATTCCTTTATGCAAGGATTGCCATACAAACAATTTTCTTGGTTTGCATGGTCAGAAACGTAATTGGGCAATTTATAAGCAAGATGAAATGTCAGTTTTAAACGAAACATTGAGAAAAATGTTAGGATAGCGTTACTCAGTTGCCATTGAGACTTTAGAGAGATTTGCGTCTCTCTTTTTTTTGTGAGAAAATAGCGCAAACTCCGTAGGGATAGCCATGAGTGGATTACTAGAACCATCCGTAAAAATTGAAATTGAGATACAAAGCCAAGAGAGAAAAGGCGAAGCGTGTCCAGTTGCCACAGGTGACGTAGAAGTCAATCTTGAGTGTCGCCAAAAGGCTATCGACAAGGCTAACTATGGCCCGATGAATCCTAACGAGCCAAACGCTGATTACTGGCGTGATATTTCTAAGGCTTGGAGAATCTCACCTGCACAGGCTAAAAAGTCTCGTTGCGGAAACTGCGCTGCCTTTATCCAAACCCCTAAGATGCTTGCTTGCATTGAATCAGGTCTTGAGATGAATGGCACAGAGATGGATGCTTGGGAAGTCATTGATGCTGGCGACTTAGGCTATTGCGAAGTGTTTGATTTTAAGTGTGCTTCCAAGAGGACTTGTGAGGCATGGATTAGTGGTGGGCCAATAACCGAGGATGATTATGATGGGAACGACAAACCAACAAGCGATGGAAATGATGCAGAAACTTATGCAGAAGAAGACTAAACCCATGCCTGAGCGTGGTGAGCGTACTGCAAAGAACAAATCAAAAAAGGATAAAAAATGAGTAAATTAGTCCGTGATGATAATGGTCAACTGACTCAAATTTATGAACTTGGCACAACCCAAGTGATGACTGTGACTGCTTCTAGCGTACAGTCTTCAGCAGTTGCAGCAGGTTGCACAATCATTCGCTTGGCAAACTCAAGCACAGCCCATGCACACTTTCAGATTGGCTCAAATCCAACTGCATCATTGACAACTAGCCCCATGTTACCAGCTAACCATGTTGGTTACTTTAAGGTTAATGGTGGCGATAAAGTTGCTGTTATCCGTGGTGGTACAGCTACTGATATTTCAATCACTCAGATTGTCTAAAATGAACGGCCTTTATGCCAATATCGCAGCCAAAAAAGAGCGAATCAAGGCGCAAAAGGCTGCTGGAAAAACTCCAGAGCGTATGCGTAAGGTAGGTAGCAAGGGTGCGCCTACTGCTGATGCTTTTAAACAAGCAGCTAAGACTGCTAAAAAGAAGTGATTAAGCGTGGGTCAGAGCAGTTTTCTGGGTTTAATAAGCCTAAGAAGACTCCTGACCATCCCACTAAGTCTCACGCTGTTTTGGCTAAGTCTGGTGAGGATGTGAAACTCATTCGCTTTGGTCAACAAGGGGCTAAAGGCTCACCTGATGGCACGAAGCGTAACGAAGCGTTCAAGGCTCGTCATGCTGAGAACATTGCCAAGGGTAAAATGAGTGCTGCTTATTGGGCTAACAAGGTCAAATGGTGAACAACATGAAAATGACAAAAGCTGGTCAGAAGAAAGTTGGCAAAGTGATGGGTGAGTACAAGGAAGGTACTCTGCACTCTGGCAAAGGTGGCAAGGTTGTAAAGAGCCGTGACCAAGCTATTGCTATTGCTATGGCAGAAGCTGCTAAGAAAATGGGTAGGATGAAGTAATGGCTGAACTTGGCGCATTTTTTGGCAATCCAAACATACAGCGTCAGGGTGCTAAGGCTAGAGAGTTAGCTAAAAGGCGTGATGTAAACACTTTGGCAGACCCACTTACCTATGCAGTTGTGCAGGGTTTGTTAGGAACTAGACCAGATGAGATGGGTTTTAGTGTTCTTAATCCTGACTACGAAAAGATTAAAAAAGTAGCAGAGCCAGCATTTGCTCTTGGTTTGCTTGGTCAAGCAGCACCTGCATTAGCACCATTGACTAAGGGTTTACCAGTAGGCGCAAGTATTAAGAACGTAGGCCAACAAAGTTTACTTGATGTTGCTAAACGAGATGCGTCAGATATATTTGGTGCTGGCGCACAAAGAATTAGATACACAGACCCTAAAAGTGGCGGTGCAATAGATGTTTTATCTCGTCCAGATGGGACTGCATCGGTTTTGGGTTTAGAAGTTCCAGAAACATTCCGTGGTCAGGGTGTCGGTGGATTATTGCAATCAAAAGTTTTGCAAGACTTTCCTGATATGCAGGGTCAGGTTTCATCTAAGGCAGCAGCTACAACTGCTTACAGATTGGGCAGAAGGCCTCCTAATATGCCTGATGCAACGCTTGATGATGTTTACAAGATGATTGATGAAGACTCATCTGTGAATCTAGTGTCTCCACAAATGCAACAGCGCATTTCGCCTACACCCGAAACTGGATTGCTTGGTCAAGAAGTTACAGACTATCGTGGTAGCCATCAAGCCCCAAGTTCTGATTTTGGTGCGCCTTTGTATGACTTAACTGGCGGTGGTCAGATGTATCCTGCTGATGTTTACAGTTCTAAAGCTGCACAGTTTTATGGTGGTAATTTGCCATATGACCAAAAGGCTTTTTCTATTGCTCAACAATACAAAGACAAGCCAGATGCACTTGTAACTATTTATCGTGCTGTTCCAAAAGATATATCTAATTCTGAAAAATTAGCTACTTTGGAAAAGCAAATGGCTGCTTACATGAAGCGTGGAACTCTACCTAAAGACGCAGAAAATTACTCTAGTGGTAGTAAATGGTATGACTCTGCATATGAAAGGCGTGAAGCTTTACGAAAAATGCCTGATGAGCCTAGCAATGACATAAGCACTATTAACGCAGGTGATTGGGTAACCTTAACCAAAGAATATGCAAAAGACCATGGTGAATCTGCTTTAAAAGGCGAATATAAAATTCTTAGTAAAAAAGTAAAAGCTAAAGAGGTATGGACTAATGCAGACTCAATCCATGAGTTTGGTTATCAACCTCAAGCGTCAGCAACAGATGAACAAAAACTAAAACAAATTACAAGTCTGTTAGAATAAAGTATTACTTAACCTTGACCAACCCTAGAGGAGTCAAACAAAATGGCACAAGTCGGAAGACCAATAAACAAACTTCATCAGGAAGATGTACGCAAAAAGATTCAAGTAAGTCAATTACTAAATGTTTTGCAAAATCATGCACTTGGTGAAACTGAGGAGTTAAGTCCTACAAGGATGAAGGCTATTGAGATACTATTGCGTAAATCAATGCCTGATATGGCTTCAGTAACTATAAGTGGCGACTCTGACCAACCACTTCAGCACATCGTTACATGGGCGAAGTAATTGAAATTCCCTATAAGCCAAGGGAACACCAACTAAAGGTTCACGAGTTACTGGAAGGCAAACGCTTTGCAGTAGTAGTTGCACATCGAAGGTTTGGTAAGACTGTTGCAGCACTTAACCACTTAATCCGTGAGGCGGTGCTAAATGAGAAAGAAACACCCAGATACGCTTACATTGCGCCTACCTATGGACAAGCTAAGAGGGTGGCTTGGGACTATCTTGTTAAATATACTGAACCTTTAGGTGGGACTAACAACATCTCAGAACTGAGGGTGGACTTCTGGGGTAGACGTATTCAGCTATATGGCTCTGACAATCCTGATTCCCTGCGAGGTCAATACTTTGATGGGGTAATCATTGATGAGGTGGGTGACCAGAATCCTAAGATATGGACTGATATTGTTAGACCAGCCCTGACAGACAGAAAAGGATGGTGTCTCTTTATTGGTACGCCAAAGGGACATAACCACTTCAAAGAACTGCGAGACAGGGCTGAGAAAGAGGATGGATGGGGCTTGCTAGAGTTCAAAGCCTCAGAGACAGGGGTGGTGGATGACACAGAACTGAAGGCTGCTAAGAATGAGATGGGTGAAGACAAGTACCGCCAAGAGTTTGAGTGTAGCTTTGACGCTGCTGTAGAAGGCTCTTACTATGGGCAAATCCTAAACGAGTTAGAAGACAAGAAGCATATGCAAGAGATTCCCAGAGAGGAATTGAGTAGGACTTTTACTGCTTGGGACTTGGGTATGGGTGACTCTACGTCTATCTGGGTGGCTCAACTGGTAGGTACTGAGGTGCGCTTGCTTGACTATTACGAGAATCACGGAGTTGGACTAGACCACTACGTTAAGTGGATTAAAGATAATGACTATCTCAAAGCAGAGCATATTCTGCCCCATGACGTTAGGGTCAGGGAACTTGGGACAGGTAAGAGCCGAATGGAAATGCTTGAGGAATCAGGACTAGAGGTCAAGATTGCACCCAGAATGGGACTAGATGATGGCATCCAAGCGGTAAGAAGGTTGTTGCCAAGGTGCTGGTTTAATGTTCCACAGGTACAGACAGGATTGAACTGCCTGAGAAACTACCGCAGAGACTACGATGAGAAGCGTAAGATATTCTATGAAAGACCACTACACGATTGGTCAAGTCATGGCTCTGACTCTTTCCGTTACTTAGCCCTTGGAATAGATGAAGGTCATTCAACGTGGTCTAAGCCGATTAACCAAACTCCGAAATGGATTGTCTGATGTATATAACAATGCAAGGTGCAAATTTAGCACCTAAAGTAAAAGAACTTGAAAAGCGTGTCGAAATGCTTGAAAATATGGTAAAAGAGTTACAATTGGATAAACCCAGAATGGGACGCCCTCCAAAGGACAAGCATGGCACAGAACGAGTTAATGTCGATAATCCAATCAGAGATTGATGATGCAATTGGATTTATTGAAAGCGAAACTGTTGAACAGCGCAAACAGGCTCTGGAGGCTTATCTACGACAGCCATATGGTAATGAAGTTGAGGGTAAGTCTCAAATCGT